TTAGTACACAAGTTTTTCTAATTTTTGCTCTAACTCTCTGTCCATTTTCTCTGTTACATGTGTATACACCTTTATAGTCGTTTTTTCATCTCTATGTCCTACTCTTTTCATAATTGCTTTTAACGATATATTCATTTCCGCCAATAAACTTATGTGTGTATGCCTTAGTGTGTGAGTAGTAACTTTTTTATTTATATTTAATGATTCTGCAGCTGAGGACAATCGTTTGTTTATCCTACTGCCTTGCATAGGATTTCCTTGGCAAGTTGTGAATATAAACCCTCTATCAACATAGCTTGGTTCCCATTGTTGCATCTTTTTATTTTCTAACATTATTTTTTTCAATACATTTGCTATCCTTGAATTGATGGCGATTTTTCTTTTTGAACCTGCGGTCTTCGTAGTATCTTTGTGACCAAATCCAGCATTACATTTGATTCTGTGAATAGTGCCATTAATAGCGATCGTTTTATTTTTGAGGTCAACATCTTTAACTTGGAGAGCTAATAACTCACCTATGCGCATACCTGTTAAAGCTTGAACTTCTACAGCCCCAGCAACTAAAATACGAGCTCTATACTGCATGTTATTATCGTTCAGTATAAAATCGCGTATCTGTATTACCTGTTCCATCTCTAAATAGTTGTACATTTTCGCTTCTTCTTTTTCTATATCTTCTATCGTCTTACTCTTCTTTGGTAGTGTGACGCTATTTAATATGTGTTCGTTTGGATAATTGTAAAATTTAACGGCGTATTTAATAGCTTCTTTCATATGTCCAAGTTGACGCTTTACCTGATTTGCAGAATATACGTTTGATAATTCGTTAATAAATGTTTGCATGTACTTTGTATCAATTTTGTTTAAAAGTAAATTTTGAGAACTGTTCTTTTTGATGTTTTTGATTCTTGTTTTCAAATTATCAAGCGTCGTTACTTTAAAGCCAGATGTTTTTATATGATATTCAAGCCATTCATCTAATAACGCGTGAAAAGTCAAAGTTTTTAATTCGCTTGACGACTTGTTGTTTAGTTTTTCTTTTATTTTTTCTTCTAAACGAAACATTGCCTCTTTTTGCGATTGCTTTGTATTCTTATTCAAGACAACACTTACACGTTTCCATTTATCTGTATACGGATCTTTGTATTTCTCGTAGTATCTATACTTCGTTTCATTGTTCTTATTTTTAAATTTTTCAAACCACATTTTACATCCCTCCTCAAAATTGGCAAAAAATAATAAGGGTAGGCGGGCTACCCGTGAAAATTGTATAAAAAAAGAGAGAGCGCAGATGCACCCTCTCATGTCGCAAATATTTCAGCGACTTGTCTAATTTGAAGCTTGCCGCAAATATTTCAGCGGCTTGTTTTGTATATATGTAATATACCATCAAAGAGAGTGTAGTTCAAGCGATTTAACTAAGAAATCTAATTTTTATACTATTTTCAATTTTATCTACTGTTTCTTTTGAATATGATATTTCTCCGGCAGGGTCATACCTATTAATTTTCGATATTCTATCCTTGCTGATTGTAGTGATATTTAAAACGTTAGCATAGGTCTTTTTATACTTGAATCGCTCATATCTTTTGCGAACCTTCGAATATTTTTTGAAGTCGTCATTCAGCGATTTGTTTTCATCAAGTAATTTTTGATCGTATGGGTTTTCTGCTTTTGACACCTTTTCAAGATTGTTCATGATTTTTTTAGCTAAATCCTTACCCGTTACGTCCATTTTTTTCCAATACTAAAGGTAACAAATCTTCTTCGATATGCACATTGAATTTACTTCTGGAAGATGTAAGTGGAACTACCGTTAATATTGGATTTTTATTTGAATCGTGATTATTAAGTACCATACAAAAATGGTTTCCAGAAAACTCTCTGCCAACATTAACACCTAACTTTACATAAATTATAGTGCCTTTTTTATATCTGGTGTAACTTTTGTTTTCTTTTAACAATCTAACTTCATCCAATAAAAACTCTGAATATTCAAGACACCATGAATTCATATATTTAAATTTGTAAATCTCGCTATTTTGAATCTTTTTAAAATTATTAACTGCTGTTTCTAAAGGTGCGTTCTCTTCCATCCCTCATCCTCCTCACGCCACATAGGCGCTATTAATCAAAAATACGATAGTTATAAATAACTTTGCCTATCACTTCGATTTCATCAATAGAATCTAAATCGTAAGAATTAGTTTTAAATTCATCTGAATAGCTTGCTGGGTCTAAATGTAGTTTTGTTTCAGTACGTCTCACACGCTTAACTGTATATTCACCACCTAGACGTAATACAAGGATGTCATTGCTGTTAAGTTTATGATCACAAGACTTTCTATAATCATGGACAATTATATAAGAACCGTTAGCGAGTATTTTATTCATGCTATCTCCGTTTATTTTTAGTGCTATACATTCGCTAGGTTTACGACCGTTAAAAGCAAATGGTGGAACTTTTAATTTTTCATTATCAATTGCAACTTCCTCGAAATTTCCAGCAGAAACTTTACCGAAATATGGAACCTCGATTTCGCTATCAAATTCTGGTAAAACAATTTCTTCAATTTCTCCTAAGAGATAACCTTTAGAAACATTGAACAAACTTGAAATTTTTTCGACCATACCCATTCTAGGTTCAGTTCTTCCACTTTCCCACATTCTTATAGTACCTTCGGAAACATCTAATTTTTTAGCCATCTCAACTTTAGACAATCTATTGTTCAATCTGATTTCTTTTATGGAATTTTTGAAAGCCATTTTGTTTCCCTTCCTTATATATAATGTTTTTACACTTTTATTATACTATGAAAAATCGTAATTGCAACCCTTAAAATACGATTTAACAAAATAAAAATACGTAATTTTTAAAAATAATTACGAAAAATACTTGCAATCGTATTCTAATTACGATATACTTTGATCAGAACTTAACAAGGAGGTAAAAAAATGAACTACATCAAACATAGTTTGAAATTAGATGAATGGCGAAAACGAAAAGGTTACACCCAGTCATCTTTCGCAGAAAAACTTGGCATTTCACCGTCTACTTATAACATTTGGGAAAACAACCCAGAAATGATTAAACCTAGAGATGCTTTTAGAATTGCTAAGACATTAGATATCTCTATTGATGAGATTATTTTTTTAAAAGATGAATCGTATTTTAAATACGTTTTAGTCGAAGAAAAACAAACATCTTAATAGGAGGAAAACAAATGCAAGACTTAAAAAAGATTCATGAAATAGCAGTAAAAATCATCGAACTAGCAGAAAAAGAAAAATGGAGCGAAGAGGAATTACTAACGACAATAGACCTCTTACATCTCCAAAATAAAAACTATTTACCAGAGTTACCTAGTTTAGATACTACGTTATAGAAATGTTGATACATTTTTTCTGTGTTTTCAGCAGTGGTATGCGAATGATGTGTATTATTACTACTCGCTCGCACATTTAAATGTTCTAAGTAACTTTTAGTTAATTCTAAAGCTATTTCTTTATCAGACATACTTATCACCTCCTTAGGTTGATAACAACATTATACACGAAAGGAGCATAAATATTATGCAAGCATTACAAACATTTTGTTTCCAATAAAAAAACACATGCTTTGTCGTGGAAAGCATGTGCTACGGAAATTTTGTTTGATTCTAGTCGCCACGACTAACAGCTCAAGTTTTGCTGGTATCGTCCCCAGCCCTGTAATGAGCTTAGGTGTTCAATCAAAGTCTAGCGTCCTATAAGTTACTACCTTACAGTACGCATACCTTTTTAACGCCTCAGTTGGCGATGGAGCACAACAAACGATGCTCTGAATTTAGATTTACTTATCTATAGAACCACAGGGTGATTTAAAACCTCGCATAAGCAAGGCCATCACCTCCCAGTTTATGTGGGGTTGAGATAAGTATATAACGAAATTCCGTTACAAGCAATAAGGAGTGTTAAGATGCTGAACTTAAAAGAATTGAGAGAAGAAAAGGGGATAACACGCTATCAACTAGCGAAGCTAACAGAATTACAAAACTCGACAATTCGATCTATCGAAACAGAAGTTAAAAACCCCGGTTTCCTCACAGTAAAAAAAATATGCGATGCACTACAAATTGATATCGCTAATGTAAAGGAGAAATAAAATGCAAGCATTACAAACAAAATCGAACATCGGAGAAATGTTCAACATACAAGAAAAAGAAAATGGAGAAATCGCAATAAGTGGTCGAGAACTTCATCAAGCATTAGAAGTTAAGACGGCATATAAAGATTGGTTTCCAAGAATGCTTAAATACGGATTTGAAGAAAATACAGATTACACAGCTATCGCTCAAAAAAGAGCAACAGCTCAAGGCAATATGACTCACTATATTGACCACGCACTAACACTAGACACTGCAAAAGAAATCGCAATGATTCAACGTAGTGAACCCGGTAAACGTGCAAGACAATATTTCATCCAAGTTGAAAAAGCATGGAACAGCCCAGAAATGATTATGCAACGTGCTTTAAAAATTGCTAACAACACAATCAATCAATTAGAAACAAAGATTGAACGTGATAAACCAAAAATTGTATTTGCAGATGCAGTAGCTACTACTAAGACATCAATTTTAGTTGGAGAGTTAGCAAAGATCATTAAACAAAACGGTATAAACATCGGGCAACGCAGATTGTTTGAGTGGTTACGTCAAAACGGATTCCTTATTAAACGCAAGGGTGTGGATTATAACATGCCTACACAGTATTCAATGGAACGTGAGTTATTCGAAATTAAAGAAACATCAATCACACATTCGGACGGTCACACATCAATTAGTAAGACGCCAAAAGTAACAGGCAAAGGACAACAATACTTTGTTAATAAGTTTTTAGGAGAAAAATAAAAATCTTAATAGGAGGAATTATCAATGAACACACTATACAAAACAACCCTCCTCATCACAATGACAGTTGTGACGTGGAAGGTTTGGAAGATTGAGAAGCACACTAGAAAACCTGTGATTAGTAGCAGGGCGTTGAGTGACTATCTAAACAACAAATCTTTAACCATACCGAAAGATGCTGAAAATTCTACTGAATCTGCTCGTCGCCTTTTGAAGTTCGCCGAACAAACTATTAGCAAATAACAACATTATACACGAAAGGAAAGATAGAAATGCCAAAAATCATAGTACCACCAACACCAGAAAACACATATAGAGGCGAAGAAAAATTTGTGAAAAAGTTATACGCAACACCTACACAAATCCATCAATTGTTTGGAGTATGTAGAAGTACAGTATACAACTGGTTGAAATATTACCGCAAAGATAATTTAGGTGTAGAAAATTTATACATTGATTATTCACCAACAGGCACTCTGATTAATATTTCTAAATTGGAAGAGTATTTGATCAGAAAGCATAAAAAATGGTATTAGGAGGATATTAAATGAGCAACATTTATAAAAGCTACCTAGTAGCAGTATTATGCTTCACAGTCTTAGCGATTGTACTTATGCCGTTTCTATACTTCACTACAGCATGGTCAATTGCAGGATTCGCAAGCATAGCGACATTCATATTTTATAAGGAATACTTTTATGAAGAATAAAAAAACTGCTACTTGCGCCAACAAGTAACAGTATCAAGTACTTAAGAAAAATTTCAAGTTAAATATAAAACGAAACAAGGAGGAAGTCAACTATGACTAAAAATTATAAAGACATGACTCAGGACGAAATAAAAGACTTATTATCTGAAAAAAGCGGAGAATTGTATGAATTAGCGAAAGAAATTAAGGGAGAAAGTAAATTTGATATTTTGCTTTTCTCATCAATAGGAGTTATCGACGGAGATTATTTAGCAGGTTCAAATTCTGTGATTGGTCATACTTTCGATCTTGCTTCCTTATTGGATAGCACTAAGAGTTATAAAGACATTGTCAATGTTCTCCAAATGTGTAAATCACAAAAATTTCTCGGTATTGATGACGACAAGGAGGACTAAAACAATGTATTACGAAATAGGCGAAATCATACGCAAAAATATTCATGTTAACGGATTCGATTTTAAGCTATCCATTTTAAAAGGTCATATGGGCATATCAATACAAATTAAAGATATGAACAACATACCAATTAAACATGCTTATGTCGTAGATGAGAACGACTTAGATATGGCATCAGACTTATTTAACCAAGCAATAGATGAATGGATTGAAGAACACACAGACGAACAGGACAGACTAATTAACTTAGTCATGAAATGGTAGGAGGTATGAAAAGTGAATGATTTACAAGAGAGAGAATTAGAAACATTCGAACAAGACGACCGATTCAAAGTAACTGATCTAGACAGTGCTAACTGGGTTTTTAAGAAACTGGATGCAATCACAACTAAAGAGAATGAAATCAACGATTTAGCAAATAAAGAAATTGAACGCATAAACGAATGGAAAGATAAAGAAGTAGAAAAATTACAGAGTGGCAAAGAATATTTACAAAGCCTTGTAATTGAATATTACAGAATACAAAAAGAACAAGATAGCAAATTCAAGTTGAATACACCTTACGGAAAAGTGACAGCCAGAAAAGGTTCAAAAGTCATTCAAGTTAGCAATGAGCAAGAAGTCATTAAACAACTTGAGCAACGAGGTTTTGACAACTATGTAAAAGTAACTAAAAAACTTAGCCAATCAGACATTAAGAAAGATTTCAATGTAACTGAAAACGGCACATTGATTGACGCAAACGGCGAAGTTTTAGAGGGTGCTAGCATTGTGGAGAAACCAACGTCATACACGGTAAAGGTGGGAGAATAGATGACTGAAAAAACTAATCAAGATGTCGATATTTTAACGCAACTAGGTGTAAAAGACATCAGCAAACAAAATGCAAACAAGTTTTATAAATTTGCGATATACGGCAAGTTCGGTACTGGTAAAACTACGTTTTTAACAAAAGATAACAATGCCTTAGTACTAGATATAAATGAGGACGGAACAACGGTAACAGAAGATGGGGCAGTTGTGCAGATTAAGAATTATAAGCATTTTAGTGCAGTGATTAAAATGCTGCCTAAAATTATTGAACAACTAAGAGAAAACGGAAAACGAATTGATGTTGTAGTGATTGAAACAATCCAAAAGTTACGTGATATCACTATGGACGACATCATGGACGGTAAATCAAAGAAACCGACATTTAATGATTGGGGCGAGTGTGCTACACGCATTGTAAGTATTTATCGTTATATTTCTAAATTACAAGAACATTATCAATTTCATCTTGCTATAAGCGGACACGAGGGCATTAACAAAGACAAAGATGATGAGGGAAGTACTATCAATCCAACAATCACGATAGAGGCACAAGACCAAATAAAAAAAGCAGTCATCAGTCAATCTGACGTGTTAGCAAGAATGACAATAGAAGAACATGAGCAAGACGGCGAAAAAACTTATCAATATGTACTTAACGCTGAACCATCAAATTTATTCGAGACAAAGATAAGACACTCAAGCAACATCAAAATTAACAACAAACGTTTCATTAATCCAAATATTAACGATGTTGTACAAGCAATTAGAAATGGTAATTAAAAATTAATTAAAAGGACGGTATAAAAATTATGAAAATCACTGGTAGAACACAATACATTCAAGAAACTAATCAAGAGGCATTCATGAAAGGTGGGGACTTTTTAGGAGCTGGAGAATTTACAGTAAAAGTTGCAAATGTCGAGTTTAACGACAGAGAAAACAGATACTTCACGATTGTTTTTGAAAACAACGAAGGTAAACAATACAAACACAACCAATTCGTCCCACCATTCCAACAAGATTATCAAGAAAAACAATATATCGAGTTACTTAGTAGATTAGGAATTAAATTGAACTTACCAGATTTAACTTTTGACACAGATCAATTAATTAACAAAATCGGAACTATTGTACTTAAAAATAAATTTAACGAGGAACAAGGCAAGTATTTTGTAAGACTCTCATATGTAAAAGTTTGGAATAAAGACGATGAAGTAGTTAATAAACCAGAACCTAAAACTGATGAGATGAAACAAAAAGAACAGCAAGCAAATGGTAAACAGACACCTATGAGTCAACAATCAAACCCATTCGCTAATGCTAATGGTCCAATAGAAATCAATGATGATGATTTACCGTTCTAGGACGTGGTTTAAATGCAATACATTACAAGATACCAGAAAGACAATGACGGTACTTATTCCGTCGTTGCTACTGGTGTTGAACTTGAACAAAGTCACATTGACTTACTAGAAAACGGATATCCACTAAAAGCAGAAGTAGAGGTTCCGGACAATAAAAAACTATCTATAGAACAACGCAAAAAAATATTCGCAATGTGTAGAGATATAGAACTTCACTGGGGCGAACCAGTAGAATCAACTAGAAAATTATTACAAACAGAATTGGAAATTATGAAAGGTTATGAAGAAATCAGTCTGCGCGACTGTTCTATGAAAGTTGCAAGGGAGTTAATAGAACTGATTATAGCGTTTATGTTTCATCATCAAATACCTATGAGTGTAGAAACGAGTAAGTTGTTAAGCGAAGATAAAGCGTTATTATATTGGGCTACAATCAACCGCAACTGTGTAATATGCGGAAAGCCTCACGCAGACCTAGCACATTACGAAGCAGTAGGTAGAGGCATGAACAGAAACAAGATGAATCACTACGACAAACATGTATTAGCGTTATGTCGCGAACATCACAACGAGCAACATGCGATTGGCGTTAAGTCGTTTGATGATAAATATCACTTGCATGACTCGTGGATAAAAGTTGATGAGAGGCTCAATAAAATGTTGAAAGGAGGAGAATAATGGTTAAATCGATATTTTTACAAGATGGAGAAGAAATTTTAGTTGATGATGAAGATTACGAGAGAGTTAATCAGCATACTTGGCATAAAGCTTTTAAAGATAATTACAGAATGATTGTGAATAGTGATAAAAAGCATTTACCTGATTTTATTCTAAAAAAAAGTTTCCAAAAAATAAAAAACAATGATTTCACAAGAAAAAATCTAACAACTGAAGGTAATAAAACAAGATGGAGCAAAGCGAAGTGTAACAATTCATCTAAATATAAAGGCGTTTCATGGGATAAAAAAAATAATAATTGGTATGCATGTATAGCTGTTGATAAAAAAACCAAAAACTTAGGTCACTTTGTAAATGAAGATGAAGCAGCAAAAGCTTACAACAATGCAGTTAATGAATATTGGGGTGGTGTTGGTTACCTTAATATAATTGGAGAAGATAATAGGCTGAAAAAAAGAAACTATAAAACAAACATAAAGCAATTGAAGAGGGGAACTGATAAAAACAATTTAAGAGGAATAAACAAAATAAAACATAGATATTATTCAAAAATATTTTATTCTGGCAACTATATAGCGTTAGGCGGATATGACGATTTAAACAAAGCGAGATTAGTTTACAACAAATGTTCGTCATACCTGCATGGATCTGACGCGATCCTTAACGACGTACCTATGACAGATGAACTTAAAGAATTCATATCTAACTGGGAAGTACCGGACAAAATAAAAGCGCTGAAAGGAGAAGACAATGGGAGAAGTATCGTGGATAAAACTTAAAGTTGGCATGTTTGATGACAGCAAAATCAAATATATCGAAGCTTTACCTGAAAGAGATACGATCATAACTATTTGGGTTAAGTTGCTAACTTTATCAGGAAAGTACAACGAACAAGGTTACATTATGCTATCTGAAAATTTGCCGTACAACGAAGAAATGTTAGCAAATGAGTTTAGCCGACCTATCAACTCGATAAGGTTAGCAATACAAACTTTTGAGACATTAGGCATGATTGAAAAAGTTAACGGTGTCATAAAAGTGACAAACTGGGAAAAGCACCAAAACATCGAAGGACTCGAGAAAATCAGGGCGCAGAACAGGTTGAGGAAACAAAAGCAACGAGAAAACAACAGAAAATTGCTAAATGGTCACGTGACGTCACGTGACAGTCACGCAACAGAAGAAGATAAAGAATTAGATAAAGAATTAGAAAGAGATAAAGAAAAAGATATAGATAAGAACTTAAGTTCAATTAATAGCGCAACTGACGTTACGCATGAGCAATTTGAGGAATGGTGGAAACTTTACGACAAGAAGAAAGATAAGAAGATGTCTTTTACTAAATTCAAATCATGCTTAAAGAAACATTCTTTTGAACAAATCATGCAAGGCACTCGAGAGTATTTAAAAACTATTACAGACAAACAATATCAAAAGTACCCCAAAACATTCTTAACTAATGAAAGCTATATGAATGATTATAGCGAAGAGATTAAAGAAACTGGCATAGATCAATTGGAACGTATGAAGTACGACGAAAGTTATTGGGATTAGGGGGACATTATGAAACCACTATTCAGCGAAAAGATAAACGAAAGCTTGAAAAAATATCAACCTACTCATGTCGAAAAGGGATTGAAATGTAAGAGGTGTGGCAGTGAATACGACTTATATAAGTTCGCTCCTACTAAAAAACACCCGAATGGTTACGAGTATAAAGATGGTTGCAAGTGTGAAATTTATGAGGAATATAAGCGAAACAAGCAACGGAAGATAAACAACATATTCAATCAATCAAATGTTAATCCGTCATTAAGAGATGCAACGGTTAACAACTATAAGCCACAAAATGAAAAACAAGTAAAAGCTAAACAAACAGCAATAGAGTATGTACAGGGTTTCTCTACAAAAGAACCAAAATCATTAATATTGCAAGGTTCATATGGAACTGGTAAAAGCCACCTAGCATACGCTATCGCAAAAGCAGTCAAATCTAAAGGGCATACAGTTGCTTTTATGCACATACCAATGTTGATGGATCGTATCAAAGCGACATACAACAAAAATGCAGTTGAAACTACAGACGAGCTAGTCAGATTGCTAAGTGATATTGATTTACTTGTACTAGATGATATGGGTGTAGAAAACACAGAGCACACTTTAAATAAACTTTTCAGCATTGTTGATAACAGAGTAGGTAAAAACAACATCTTTACAACTAACTTTAGTGATAAAGAACTAAATCAAAATATGAACTGGCAACGTATCAATTCAAGAATGAAACACAATGCGAGAAAAGTAAGAGTAATCGGAGACGATTTCAGGGAGCGAGATGCATGGTAACCAAAGAATTTTTAAAAACTAAACTTGAGTGTTCAGATATGTACGCTCAGAAACTCATAGACGAGGCACAGGGCGATGAAAATAGGTTGTACGACCTATTTATCCAAAAACTTGCAGAACGTCATACACGCCCCGCTATCGTCGAATATTAAGGAGTGTTAAAAATGCCGAAAGAAAAATATTACTTATACCGAGAAGATGGCACGGAAGATATCAAAGTCATCAAGTATAAAGACAACGCAAATGAAGTTTATTCGCTTACAGGAGCCCATTTCAGCGACGAAAAGAAAATTATGACTGATAGTGACCTAAAACGATTCAAAGGCGCTCACGGGCTTCTATATGAGCAAGAACTAGGGTTACAAGCAACGATATTTGATATTTAGAGGTGGCACATGGAAATAGAAATTAAATTTAACGAAACGTTTGAGGCACCTATGGGCTCGCCTCGTCCACGCTTTCGTAATACAGGTAGATTTGTTCAAACTTACATGCCTACGTCTTATACAAAGCATAAAGCGTATATACAAGGACAAATGCCTAAGTTGAATCTAGAACATGCACTAAAAATCGAATTAGACTTTTACTTTCCATTGCTTAAATCATGGTCGAAGAAAAAGAAAAGTGAAATGGTTGGACAGTATAAAGTGACTAAGCCGGATATCGATAACTTAATTAAAACAGTATTAGACGCATGTAATGGTCATGTATGGAAAGACGATAACCAAATTACAGAAATAACTAGCTCAAAGCGTTATGGACTAGAACCAAAAATAATCATGCGAGTTGAGGAAGTGATCTAATGCAACAACAAGCATATATAAACGCAACGATTGATATAAGAATACCTACAGAAGTTGAATATCAGCATTTTGATGATGTGGATAACGAAAAAGATGCGCTGGCAGATTACTTATATAACAATCCTAACGAAATACTAGAGTATGACAATTTAAAAATTAGAAACGTAAATATAGAGGTGGAATAAATGGCAAGAATTACCAAAGAAACAAAAACTGTAAGCGACGGTTATTCAAGAGAAGACCGAGAAACGACATTGAACTATGATTACGAAAATCAAGAATGGATTGCTTACTCATCGGTACCGACACATATTACTAGAATGACAAAGTTGTACGGCGATGATGTAGAGGTATTGGAACGATTAGAATCTGGGACTGCGGTATTGGTTAGGGCGAAACTACCTAAAAGCGCAATAGGTTTTAGAAAATTAATGTCTGAAGAGCGACGACAAGAATTATCTGAGAGAGCAAAAAGAGCTTTTGGTCATTAGTGCTCGTGAATATAGGGCGAAAAACGACCAAAAAGACACACTAATACTTTTTAGGATAAATAACATCCGGAGAAAAAAGCATGAGCTTTAAAAATTTTAACACAGGATAAATACAGAGGTGGAATAAATGAGTATCGTAAAGATTAACGGTAAACCATATAAATTTACCGAACATGAAAATGAATTGATAAAAAAGAATGGTTTAACTCCAGGAATGGTTGCAAAAAGAGTACGAGGTGGCTGGGCGTTGTTAGAAGCCTTACATGCACCTTATGGTATGCGCTTAGCTGAGTATAAAGAAATTGTGTTATCCAAAATCATGGAGCGAGAGAGCAAAGAACGTGAAATGGCTAGGCAACGACGTAAAGAGGCTGAGCTAAGAAGAAAGAAGCCACATTTGTTTAATGTGCCACAAGTGCATCCAAGAGGACGTTATGCGTGCTACCTGATGGAAAACGACATATTCGTGAAAGTTAAGAAGTAGATCATGACAGATAACGCACGCAAAGAATACCTAAATCAATTCTTTGGATCTAAGAGATATCTGTATCAGGATAACGAGCGAGTGGCACATATCCATGTAGTAAATGACACTTATTACTTTCATGGGCATATCGTACCAGGTTGGCAAGGCGTGAAAAAGACATTTGATACAGCGGAAGAGCTCGAAATATATATAAAGCAACATGGTTTGGAATATGAGGAACAGAAGCAACTAACTTTATTTTAAGGAGATGTAAAAATGAAAATCAAAGTTAAAAAAGAAATGAGACTAGATGAATTAATTAAGTGGGCGCGAGAAAATCCGGAGCTATCAAAAGGAAAAATTTTTCTTGCAAAAGGTTTTAGTAATGGATCCGTTCGTTTTCAACGAAATACAAATACGTGTTCGATATCAAGTTTTATTCCAATTGATATCCCCTTCATAGTTGATATTGAAAAAGAAGTAACGGAAGAGACTAAGTTTGATAGGTTGTTAGAGGTATATGAGATTCAAGAAGGAGTCTATAAATCCGCATTACACAAAGGTATCAGTTTGAACGAACGTTTTGAAGACGACAATATTTTTCCTACTAAAGCATTCTATATCTTAAACGATGACATGACGATGACATTGATTTGGAAAGATGGGGAGTTGCTAGTATGATGTTGAAATTTAAAGCTTGGGATAAAGATAAAAAAGTTATGAGTATTATTGACGAAATCGATTTTAATAGTGGGTACATTTTGATTTCAACAGGTTATAAAAGTTTCAATGAAGTAAAACTATTACAATACACAGGATTTAAAGATGTGCACGGTGTGGAGATTTATGAAGGGGATATTGTTCAAGATTGTTATTCGAGAGAAGTAAGTTTTATCGAGTTTAAAGAAGGAGCCTTTTATATAACTTTTAGCAATGTAACTGAATTACTAAGTGAAAATGACGATATTATTGAAATTGTTGGAAATATTTTTGAAAATGAGATGCTATTGGAGGTTATGAGATGACGTTCACCTTATCAGATGAACAATATAAAAATCTTTGTACTAACTCTAACAAGTTATTAGATAAACTTCACAAAGCATTAAAAGATCGTGAAGAGTACAAGAAGCAACGATATGAGCTTATTGGGGTTATAGCGAAGTTACGAGATTGTAACAAAGAACTGGAGAAGAAAGCAAGCGCATGGGATAGGTATTGCAAGAGCGTTGAAAGAGATTTAATAAACAAATTCGGTAACGATGATGAAAGAGTTAAATTCGGAATGGAATTAAACAATAAAATTTTTATGGAGGATGACACAAATGAATAATCGCGAAAAAATCGAACAGTCCGTTATTAGTGCTAGTGCGTATAACGGTAATGACACAGAGGGATTACTAAAAGAGGTTGAAGACGTGTATAAGAAAGCGCAAGCGTTTGATGAAATACTTGAGGGTTTACCTAATGTATGCAAGATGCACTCAAAGAAGATATTGAACTTGATGAAGCAGTAGGGATTATGACGGGTCAAGTTGTCTATAAATATGAGGAGGAATAGGAAAATGACTAACACATTACAAGTAAAACTATTATCAGAAAATGCTAGAATGCCCGAACGAAATCATAAGACGGATGCAGGTTATGACATATTCTCAGCTGAAACCGTCGTACTCGAGCCACAAGAAAAGGCAGTGATTAAAACAGATGTAGCTGTGAGTATACCAGAGGGCTATGTCGGACTATTAACTAGTCGTAGTGGTGTAAGTAGTAAAACGTATTTAGTGATTGAAACAGGCAAGATAGACGCGGGATATCATGGCAATTTAGGGATTAATATCAAGAATGATATGGAGCATGACGGCATAACATCATTATACGAAGATTTAGACGACAAACTAGTAAATACTTTAGATATAAAAGGTAATTATATAAACGAAGGAGAAGGCGCTAGAAAGGTATATAAAATCAACAAAGGCGACAAACTAGCTCAATTGGTTATTGTGCCTATATGGACACCGGAACTAAAGCAAGTGGAGGAATTCGAGAGTGTTTCAGAACGTGGAGCAAAAGGCTTCGGAAGTAGCGGAGTTTAAAGACATCTTAGATCGAGTCAAGGAGGTTTTGGGGAAGTGACACAATACTTAGTCACAACATTCAAAGATTCAACAGGACGTAAACATACGCACATAACTCGAGTTAAGAGCAATCAAAGGTTTACAGTTGTTGAGGCAGAGAGTAAAGAAGAAGCGAAAGAGAAGTACGAGAAACAAGTTAAAAGGGATGCAGTTATTAAAGTGGGTCAGTTGTTTGAAAATATAAGGGAGTGTGGGAAATGATTAAAAAACTTAAAAATATGGATGGGTTCGACATCTTTATTGTTGGAATACTGTCATTATTCGGTATAACCGCATTGCTACTTGTTGTCGCATTGCCTATCTATACAGTGGCTAGTTACCAACACAAAGAAGTACATCAAGGGACAATTACAGATAAATATAACAAGAGACAAGATAAAGAAGATAAGTTCTATATTGTATTAGACAACAAACAAGTCATTGAAAACTCTGACTTATTATTCAAAAAGAAATTTGCTAGCGCAGACATACAAGCTAGGTTAAAAGTAGGTGATAAAGTAAAAGTTAAGACGATTGGATATAGAATACACTTTTTAAATTTATATCCGGTCTTATACGAAGTAAAGAAGGTAGATAAAAAATGATTAAGCAAATACTAAGATTATTATTCTTACTAGCGATGTATGAGTTAGGTAAGTATGTAACTGAGCAAGTATATATTATGATGACGGCTAATGATGATGTAGAGGCGCCGAGTGACTTCGCAAAGTTGAGCGATCAGTCTGATTTGATGAGGGCGGAGGTGTCAGAGTAGATGTATAGCAAAGAGTCAATTGTTAATATGATAGGCACACATAAAATGAAGTGTAATGTGTTAGCTGATGTAATACCGGAATATGATAGCAATTCAATCGCACAGTATGGTATACAAGCGACGTTACCGAAACCACAAGGGGAAAACTCGAGTAAAGTAGAAGATGTTGTTGTGAGGCTCGAGAGAGCAAATAAAAGATATGCACAGATGTTAAAAGAGGTTGAGTTTATAAATCAATCACAACAGAGATTGGGACACGTTGACTTTTGTTTCTTAGAGTTATTGAAGAAAGGTTATAACAGGGATGCGATTATCAAGAAGATGCCTAACTCTAAATTAAATAGAAACAACTTCTTAGCGCGCCGTGATGAGTTAGCAGAAAAGATTTATCTACTACAGTGACGAAAATGACAAAAATGACAGAAATGACGAAAATGACACTATTTTTAAACTGTGAATTAATTTTATATAATTGATTTGTAAGAATTATCTTAAGACGTGGGGTAATAGCCACATTAGATGTTCTCATCGATGTGATTGAGAAGTGACAAACATATAAAAATTGATATGTTACGCTATTAATCACTTACTACCTGCCTATATGGTGGGTAGTTTAATTCTTGCATTTTGAGTCATAACTATTTTCCTCCTTTCACATTTATTGAACGTAGCTCCTGCACGAGATGTAGGGGCATTTTTATATTTAAAAAATAACAAGAGTAATTAACGTAAAGGCGTGTGATACAGTGAAAACAATTGATTAAATTAACACCGAAGCAAGAAAAGTTTGTGCTAGGACTCATAGAGGGCAAGAGCCAACGGAAAGCATATATTGACGCAGGGTATTCGACTAAAGGCAAAAGTGATAATTATATAGATAGCCGAGCTTTTGAGTTGAGTAAGAATAGTGCGGTTTTAGATAGGTATGAAGAATTGCGTCAAGAAGCAGCTGAACAATCAAAATGGACACGCCAAAAGGCTTTTGAAGAATATGAGTGGTTAAAGAATGTAGCTAAGAATGACATTGAAATAGAGGGAGTAAAGAAAGCGACAGCTGATGCATTCCTCGCTAGTTTGGACGGCATGAATAGAATGACGTTAGGAAATGAAGTTCTGACTAACAAAAAGATTGAAACTGAAATCAAGATGCTTGAGAAAAAAATTGACCAAATGGATAAATCAGAAAATAATTCACAAGAAGCAGAAGTTGCTAAAGCACTTATTAAGTTAGCGGGTGTTAATAATGATTAATGAAATGTTAAACCCGAAACAACAAGAAGTCTGGAACTGCTTTATAAACGATAAACCCAAAGTATTAATAGCGAGTGGTGCAAAAAGGGCAGGTAAAACATATGTGTTCATCCTGCTTTTTTTAATGCATATAGCTACTTATAAAGACAAGGGGCTTAACTTCATTATTGGAGGAGCAACACAAGCATCTATAAGACGTAACATACTAGATGATATGGAGTTAATACTAGGTAGAGAGTTAACACTCGACAAATCTAACGCAGTCAAAATATTCGGTAATAAAGTGTATGTATTCGACGGACAAAACTCGGATGCATGGAAAAAAGCGCGTGGTTTTACTTCAGCAGGTGCTTTTTTAAATGAGGGAACAGCATTACACAATATGTTTATTAAAGAAGTGTTCTCACGTTGTAGTTACAAAGGCGCGAGAATATTAATTGATACAAACCCCGAAAACCCAATGCATCCAGTTAAAAAAGATTACATTGATAAGAGTGGTCAACGATTATCGAATGGAAGACTAAATATCAAAGCATTTCAATTTACTTTGTTCGACAATACATTTTTAGATGAAGAATATATTGAATCGATTATAGCGAGTACACCAACAGGAATGTTCACAGATCGTGACATTTATGGTAAGTGGGTTTCTGCTGAGGGTGTTGTATATAAAGATTTCAAAGAAAAAGTTCATTACATCACAGAAGAAGAATTTAAAACTAAACAAATAAAAAGGAAATATGCAGGCGTCGACTGGGGATATGAGCATTATGGTTCTATTATGGTTGTAGCGGAAGACTTCGACGGAAACAAGTACGTTATTGAAGAACACGCACACAGACATAAAGAAATAGATGACTGGGTAGCTATTGCAAAAGGAGTTATAAAAAGGCATGGCGATATTCTTTTTTATTGTGATACAGCTAGACCTGAACATATTGAACGATTTAGAAGAGAGAAGATAAAAGCAAGATATGCTGACAAAGCTGTTATTGCTGGCATTGAAGTTATTTCTAGGTTATTCAAGTTAAATAAAATATTCATTATCAAAGAAAAAGTTAGTTTGTTTAAAGAAGAAATATACAACTACGTTTGGAAAGATAATGCAGACGAACCAGTTAAATTAAACGATGACACATTAGATGCGTTAAGATATGCAGTTTATACAGCTAATAAGCCAAGTGGCACAAGCTTTAATTAAAGGAGGTAATATTTTGTACCCTAGCCAACCAACACAAACAGAAATATTTGATGCTATTGTGAGGACTAACAATAAGCCAGAAACACTGGAAGAAATGATTGTCAGATATATAAAACAACATTTGGAGAAGTTACCTGAAATCTCAATCGGTCAAGAATATTATGAGCAACGTCCTGATATTATTAAGGAACCTAAGCCAGTTGATGCTACAGGAGCAGTTGACCCATTGAAACCAGATGACAGAATGATTACCAACTTCCATGCTAACCTAGTAGATCAAAAAGTTTCTTATATTGTAGGTAAGCCTATCGCTTTTAAACATACAGATGATGAAGTAGTTAAACGTATTGATGAAGTTTTGGGCAATAGATTCGATGATAAGTTACACAGTGTACTAACAGGAGCCAGCAATAAAGGTATTGAATGGTTGCATCCTTACCTTGATGAAGAGGGAGAATTTAAGTTATTTAGAGTACCAGCAGAACAAGGTATTCCTATATGGACTGATAAAGAGCACGAAGAATTAGAGGCGTTTATCAGGATGTATAAATTGGAAAATGAAACTAAAGTTGAATACTGGGACAAAGTAACGGTTAATTACTACGTTTATGAAAATGGCTCGCTTATTCCGGATTACTCTAACAATTTGGAGAATTCAAAAACGCATTTTAGTACAGGGTCGTGGGGTAAGATTCCATTTATTCCATTCAAAAATAACGACTTAGAAATATCAGACATATTTATGTATAAAACATTGATTGATGCGTATAACAGGCGATTATCTGATTTATCCAATACTTTTAAAGATTCAAACGAATTAACGTATGTATTGAAGAACTACGATGACCAAGAGTTACCAGAATTTAAACGGTTACTACGTTATTACGGTGCGATAAAAGTATCAGATAACGGGGGTGTCGACACAATACAGGTAGAAGTACCAGTTGAAAACAGTAAGAAGTATTTAGATGAGTTATATCAAAAAATAATGTTGTTTGGTCAAGCGGTTGACTTTAGTTCTGATAAATTCGGTTCTGCTCCAAGTGGGGTTGCGTTAGAGTTTTTATATACTAACTTAAACTTGAAAGCGGATAAGTTAGCGCGTAAAGCTAAAGTTGCTATACAGGAGTTACTTTGGTTTGTGTTTGAGCACTTCGACATCAAAGGAGAACATAATGATGTCGATATTAGTTTCAACTACAACAAAGTAGCGAACACAGAATTACAAGTACAAACAGCTCAGCAATCTATGGGAATTGTAAGCCATGAAACTGTATTGGAAAATCACCCGTTTGTCGAAGATTTACAAGCAGAACTCGAACGAATAGAGCAAGAACAAATGGAGTACAACAAGCAACTGCCTAATTTAGATGACGGAGGTGCTGACGGTGCCCAACAACAAGAAAGATCTAACAATAAAGAATCAGAATGATATTGATGAGTATATCGACAGTCTAATCTCTAAAGCTGAGAAGCCTATAGAACAACTATTTGCTAATCGACTTAAAGAGATAAAACAAATCATCGCAGATATGTTTGAGAAGTATCAAAGTGATGATGTGTATGTTACATGGACTGAATTTAATAAATATAACAGGCTCAATAAGGAGTTAACTCGTATAGGTACTATGCTGACTGATGATTACAGGCAAATAGCTAAGATGATTCAGAAGTCGCAGGAAGATGCTTATATAGAAAAGTTCCTTATGAGCCTTTATTTATATGAGACGGTGAGTCAAACATCTATGCAGTTTGATGTTCCTAGCAAAGAAGTTATCACATCAGCTATTGAACAACCTATTGAGTTCATTCGATTAGTACCGACGCTACAGAAGCATCGTGATGAAGTGCTGAAAAAGATACGCTTACATATCACACAAGGCATTATGAGCGGAGAGGGCTACTCTAAAATAGCGAAAGCAATCCGTGATGATATTGGCATGTCTAAAGCTCAATCGTTGCGTGTGGCTCGTACAGAAGCAGGCAGAGCAATGTCACAAGCTGGACTTGATAGCGCAATGGTTGCTAAAGATAACGGTTTGAAGATGAAGAAACGTTGGCATGCTACTAAAGATACACGAACACGTGATACTCATCGTCATTTAGATGGGGAATCAGTGGAAATAGATCAGAATTTTAAATCAAGTGGGTGTGTTGGGCAGGCGCCCAAGCTATTTATTGGTGTAAACAGTGCGAAAGAGAATATTAATTGTCGTTGCAAATTACTTTATTATATTGATGAAAATGAATTGCCAACTGTAATGAGAGCACGTAAAGACGATGGTAAAAATGAAGTTATCCCATTCATGACTTATCGTGAGTGGGAGAAATATAAGCGAAAAGGTGGTAATTGATATGGATTTTAAAATAAAAGTAAATGTTGATACTGGCGAAGCTATAGAAAAGTTAGAACGCATTAAATCCTTGTACGAAGAGATAATAGAGTTACAAAACGAAAAAGTTGTTGTAAACGTAACAGTTAAAAATGAAGCTGATTTAGATATGGTTAAAACATCTATTAGCGAAGAAAATGCTAAAAATAATGATTTCACACTTTTTTAGTTGTCTCTTTGCTACTCGACCTTAGCATGTCGTTAAACTGCTTCTTTTTATACCAAAATTCTTCGTGGCGTTGCACGTAAAACTCGTAAAAAGGAGTAGTTTAAATGGATTTATACACATTGTTAGGACAATTTAAAGACGGAGAAATCGACAAGCAGAAGGTAATTGATGCGATTGACGAATCAAAATCGGGAATGGTACCACGTTCGAGACTGAACGACAAGAATACCGAAATTGAAGAGTTGAAAGAAGAGATTTCTAAACGTGATGAACAAATTGTCAAATTGCAAGACTCTGTTAAAGATGATAGCGAGATTCAAAAAGAACTCGAAGAATTAAAGAATCAAAATTCAGAGTTGGAGACAAAGTATAAAGAAACACAACTTAATAACGCAGTTAAGTTAGCGGTTGCTAAAGAAGCAAATGACGCTAACGACATTCTAGCATTCATCAATAAAGATGAACTGGAATTAGTAGACGACGGCACTGTAAAAGGTTTAGACAAAGCGATTGAAACGCTTAAAGAGTCTAAACCTTATTTATTTGCGTCGTCTAAGCCTGTAGGTAAAACACCACAAGGCGGAGGTAATCCGGACTCAAGTGTAACGAAAGAAAAGTTTGACAACATGAGTGTCGCTGAACGTAACGAATTGTATTTGAACGATCGTGAGACATTCGAAAAACTAGTTAATCAAAATTAAACAAAGAAAGAGGTATAAACATGCCACAAGGAGTTACTAAAACAAGTAATCAAATCATTCCAGAAGTACTAGCGCCTATGATGCAAGCGCAACTCGAAAAGAAATTGCGTTTCGCTTCATTTGCAGAAGTAGATAGCACATTACAAGGACAACCGGGAGACACTTTGACATTCCCAGCATTCGTTTATAGCGGAGATGCACAAGTAGTTGCAGAGGGCGAAAAAATCCCTACTGACATCTTAGAAACTAAAAAACGTGAGGCTAAAATCCGTAAAATTGCTAAAGGTACATCTATCACAGATGAGGCTTTATTAAGTGGTTACGGAGACCCTCAAGGCGAACAAGTACGTCAACACGGTTTAGCACATGCTAACAAAGTTGACAATGACGTATTAGAGGCTTTAATGGGAGCTAAACTTACTGTTAATGCGGACATCACTAAGTTAAACGGCTTACAATCAGCAATCGACAAATTTAACGATGAAGACTTAGAACCAATGGTTTTATTTGTTAATCCACTTGATGCTGGTAAGTTACGCGGAGATGCATCAACTAACTTTACACGTGCAACCGAATTAGGCGATGACATCATCGTTAAAGGTGCGTTTGGCGAAGCTCTAGGTGCTATCATTGTACGTACTAATAAGTTAGAAGCTGGCACAGCTATTTTAGCTAAAAAAGGTGCAGTTAAATTAATCTTGAAACGTGATTTCTTCTTAGAAGTAGCGCGTGACGCATCAACAAAAACAACTGCATTATACAGTGATAAGCACTATGTAGCATATTTATATGATGAATCTAAAGCAGTGAAAATCACTAAAGGTTCTGGAAGCTTAGAAATGTAATAGGAGGTAGTGACGTATGTATAAAGTAATCGAACGTTTTGAAGATGCACAAGACAATGGACATGAATATCAAGTGGGAGACATTTACCCACGTGATGGGTTAGAAGTATCAGAAGAACGGTTCACTGAATTATCTACAACAAACAACCGCCGTAACTTAATCGCTATCAAACTTGTTGAAGACGATACAACAGAACAGTCTGAGGCGAGCGCTGACGAGCAAAAAAGTTTATCTGATATGAAAGTAGCAGAATTAAAAGAACTTGCTAAAAAGCGTGAAATTAAAGGCTATAGCGATATGAAAAAAGATGAGCTTATCAAAGCTTTAGAGGGTGTTAAGTAATGGACGCAAAAGACGTCAAAATGATTAATGGACTTTCACTCAATGATTCGTCTAACGATGAGCAGATCGAATATCTTATTGAAGAATATAAAGGTGTTGCAGAAGATTATTGTAATCAGAAGTTTGATGACAAAGAAGTGCCGTCGGGTGTTAAGAAGTTTATTGCTGAATGTATCAAGTTTGGTACAACTGGCAATATCTCAGCGCGCACGATGGGCAACGTGAGTTATACCTATGTAACTGACATACCTAGTAGTGCTTATGCTTATCTAATGCCTTATCGTAAGTTAAGTTGGGGTAAGCGATATGTTTAATCCGTTTGATGAGTTTCCGCACACAATTGAAATTGGAGAGGTTGAAGTTGCAGGAACATTTCCTAAAGAATACGAGCGTTTTAAAAGTAACGAAACAATTAAAGGATTTATGGATACGCCTACATCAAGCGAGACACTCAAATTTCATCAAATGAGCAAAGACTTCGACCGTAACCTATATACGCCGTATCACATACCAATAACAAACAAAACTTTATTTAATTACGAGGGTAAAACGTACGAAGTTGTAGGCGAACCGGTCGACCAAGGCGGACAACATGAAATCAATTTAACTAGATTGAGGGTGCGATCTATTGGCAAAGGTTAAGTATGGTAATTGGGACTTAGTAAAAGAGTTGGAAAATTACGAGCGAGACATGGAGCGATGGGTCAAACGAGGTATAGCAAAGACTACTGCTAAGATTCACAATACAATCATTTCATTAATGCCAGTTGATACCGGATATCTTAGAGAAAGTGTAACAATGGACTTTAAAGACGGCGGTTTTACTGGTGTTATTAATATTGGTAGTGAATACGCAATATATGTCAATTATGGTACTGGTATATATTCAACAGGCGCTGGAGGTAGTAGAGCGAAAAAGATACCGTGGTCATACAAGGATGCAAACGGTAAGTGGCACACTACTAAAGGACAACATGCTCAACCTTTTTGGGAGCCGGCAATAGACGCTGGGCGAGCATTCTTTAATAAGTATTTTTCGTGAGGTGGTTAAGATATGTGGGTATCAGTTGAACGGTACTTATTTAACAAAGTATATAACAAATTAAAAAGTAACCCTATTATCCAAAAACAATTGGACGGTAGGGTTTTTGATTGCGTTCAAAAAGACGCTGTTTACCCATATATCGTTGTGGGTGAAACAAACGTCACTAACAAAGAAACGACCACGAGCATGGTCGAAGATGTCGGCATCACATTGCATGTTTATAGTCAAGCGCGTAATAGAGATGAGGCATCACAAATAATTCAATTTTTAGGCTTCGTCTTAAATAACGAAATCGAAATTGATTATTATTCATTCATTAAAAGTCGGATTGATACACAAGAAGTTATTACTGACATAGATCAGTACACTAAACACGGTATCATTCGGCTTGTTTTTAAATACAGACATAACACATTACAAAGGAGTGTAACGAATGGCGCAGGATAAATATATTGTCGCTCTCCAAATCGCTGATAAAGATTTAGCTAAGAAGCTAACTATCGAAGAAGCAACGCTTTTAGGTAGTTTAGCAGAGGGTGGGCACACTATCAGTAATGACCTTGCTGAAATCATTCAAGGCGGTAAGAAAGATTATAGCCGTAACTCTGTCGAAGAAGAAATCAAGTTAACGCTTGATGTCGTTCCGGGAGATAAAGGTCAATTAGCATTAAAAGAATCGGTTAAGCAATTCAAACAATTACGTGTTTGGATTTGGGAAACTAAAAAACGCGATGGCAAACATCACGGTGTATTCGCATATGTAGTTATCGAAGAGCACGAATGGTCATTTGATGACGAAGATAACAAAATCGAAATCACAGCGAAAGTTAAGTTCAATAGTGCAGACGGTACAATCAACGATTTACCAAAAGAATGGCTTAACCCTAGCGCATTGGCTCCAGTTGTTGAATTCGAAGACATGAACGCTTACGAAGATAGTTATGAAAACCGAACTAAAAAAACAACTGCTGGCAGTAGCGATTTAAGTATGTAATTAACGAGGGCATAAGCCCTCTATTTTTTTGTACAAAATAACGATAAACGAGGTATTTAATATGACTGAAACAACTTTTAATCCAATTACATCATTAACGATTAACAATGAAGAAGTGAAAGCAAAAGCAACATTTATGTTCGATAAAACCGCTAAAAAATTTGCAACTGAACAAGAAGATAACAAAGGTAGAAAACAAAAAACCTCAGGATTTACTAATGTTTATAACGCTTTATTAGAGCGTGACACAGTGGCAATTGTAGACTTTTGGGAATGCGCAACAGCTTATCTAGGTAAAAGCGCACCTAAAAGAGAAGATATTGAAGCGGAAATCATGGAAATCATCGAAAGAGAAAACGACACGTTAAATCTATTACAAGGTGCGTTGGACGTAATGAATAATAGTGGTTTTTTCAAGCAGAAATCACGTCTATTCTGGACACAGATGAACCAAGCGCCATCGTTAGCCAAAGAAGACGAGAAAGAGGGCGCGAAAGCTGGTATCGAGATGATGAAGAACAACTACAAAGAAATCATGACCGTAGCACCTTATTAGACTATTCGGAAATAAGGCAGATGACAAGTCGTTACATAGGTTATATGAGTAATGACGAGCTAATGAGCATGCTACCTGCCGAATGGAATGACTGGATTATTGGCGCTAGACAAGCATTGATTGACCAAAGGGACATCGCGTTGTACGGCGCTCAATATAATGCGGTCGCTCAAGCTGGTAAATCACTAAAACGTTTTGTTAGGCAGAACGAAAGAGAACATTATATTATTCGTGGTCAAGAAGACGAATATGAAAAAATGAAACAGCGTGAGCTAGCTAAAAACAAACGTAAAAGAGAAATACAAAAACAAGGGACTCGCAAGTTCCTTAACAGCTTAAAAACAAGTCATAAAGGAGGTTAGGCATGGAAAAGAATTTTCTAGCTCGTATTACAGCTATAATCAGTGATTTTAAAAGGAATATGAGAACTGCTCAACGTATGGCTAAAACTGATATACCGGACGAAATCAAGACAGAAGTTACAGCTAACATAAGAGATTACCAAAGAGAGTTAACGCGAGCTAAATCGATGGCTCAGCGATGGCGAGAACATAAAGTTAATATCGATGCAGATGCTAGCAAAGTGAAACAAGTCATATCGTTTGTTAAAGTAGAACTATCGAATATCAGACGTAAAAAAGTTGAAATTGATGGCGACGCAAGCGGATTAAAAAGAAATGTTGCGACTTCTAAAGCAATGTTAGCTGGTTGGCGCAAACACACTGTTAAATTAGATTTTGATACAACTGGAATGACGAAAATGCAAGTAGCGTTGACTGCTGGTAAAAGAGCGTTAGATCAGTATCAATCAACAATGGATGGCATCGCATCAAATATTAGAACTTTCGGTACTATCTTCGCACAACAAGTCAAAGGTTTAATGATTGCTAGTATACAAGCGTTAATACCAGTAATTGCTGGATTAGTTCCGGCTATTATGGCGGTACTTAATGCCGTTGGTGTATTAGGTGGTGGCGTCGTTGGTTTAGCTGGTGCATTCTCTGTAGCAGGTGTTGGAGCGGTTGGTTTCGGCGCAATGGCTATTACTGCACTAAAAATGGTAAAAGATGGAACATTAGCAGTAACAAAAGAAGTTCAAAACTTTAGAGATGCAAGCGATCAGTTAAAAACTACATGGCAAGGCATTGCAAAAGAGAATCAAGCAAGTATCTTTAATGCGATGTCAGCGGGTATCAGAGGCGTTACAAGTGCGATGTCGCAATTAAAACCTTTCTTATCCGAAGTATCTATGCTGGTAGAAGCGAACGCGCGCGAGTTTGAGGATTGGGTTAAACATTCTGAAACGGCTAAGAAAGCGTTTGAAGCATTGAATAGCATAGGTGGTGCAATCTTCGGAGATTTATTGAACGCTGCAGGACGATTTGGCGACGGATTAGTTAACATTTTCACTCAATTAATGCCGTTGTTCAAATTTGTGTCTCAAGGACTACAGAACATGTCTATAGCTTTCCAAAATTGGGCTAATAGTGTGGCTGGTCAGAATGCTATTAAAGCGTTTATTGACTACACTACCACTAACTTACCTAAGATTGGTCAGATATTTGGCAATGTATTTGCTGGTATTGGTAATTTAATGATTGCTTTTGCTCAAAACAGTTCTAACATTTTTGATTGGTTAGTTAAATTAACTTCTCAATTCAGAGCATGGTCAGAACAAGTAGGACAATCACAAGGGTTCAAAGACTTTATCAGTTACGTTCAAGAGAATGGTCCTACTATTATGCAGTTAATCGGTAATATCGTAAAAGCATTAGTTGCTTTTGGTACTGCAATGGCTCCTATAGCTAGTAAATTGTTAGACTTTATCACTAATCTAGCTGGATTTATCGCTAAACTATTCGAAACACACCCAGCTATAGCACAAGTTGCTGGCGTTATGGGTATTTTAGGCGGTGTATTTTGGGCTTTAATGGCTCCGATTGTTGCTATAAGTAGTGTACTTACAAATGTGTTTGGTTTGAGCTTATTCAGCGTCACTGAAAAGATTTTAGACTTCGTTAGAACATCAAGTTTAGTTACTGGAGCTACGGAAGCATTAATAGGTGCATTCGGTTCGATTTCAGCACCTATTTTAGCAGTTGTTGCAGTAATTGGTGTATTCATTGGTATTCTTGTTTATTTATGGAAAACAAACGAGAATTTCAGAAAAACAATAACAGAAGCTTGGAACGGTATTAAAACAGCAGTTTCCGGTGCGATTCAAGGTGTAGTTGGCTGGTTAACTGAATTGTGGGGCAAAATCCAATCAACATTACAACCGATAATGCCTATATTGCAAGTATTAGGACAAATATTCATGCAAGTCTTAGGTGTTTTGGTAATAGGCATTATTACAAATGTTATGAATATCATACAAGGTTTGTGGACTTTAATTACAATTGCGTTCCAAGCCATAGGAACAGTGATATCCGTAGCAGTCCAAATCATAGTAGGTTTATTCACTGCTTTAATTCAATTGCTTACTGGCGACTTCTCAGGTGCTTGGGAGACAATTAAAACTACGATTACCAATGTACTTGATACGATTTGGCAATACATGCAATCAGTTTGGGAGTCAATTATCGGCTTTTTAACTGGCGTAATGAATCGAACACTTTCTATGTTTGGTACAAGTTGGTCACAGATATGGAGTACAATCACTAATTTTGTTAGCAGTATTTGGAACACTGTTACAAGCTGGTTCAGTCGAGTGGCTTCGAGTGTAGCTGAAAAAATGGGGCAAGCACTAAACTTTATTATCACAAAAGGTTCCGAATGGGTTTCTAATATTTGGAATACAGTTACAAGTTTCGCAAGTAAAGTAGCTGATGGATTTAAAAGAGTTGTCTCAAATGTAGGCGACGGCATGAAAAACGCGCTTGATAAGATTAAAAGCTTTTTCAGCGATTTTTTAAATGCCGGAGCAGAATTAATAGGCAAAGTAGCAGAAGGTGTAGCTAACGCCGCGCACAAAGTAGTAAGCGCGGTAGGCGATGCGATTTCATCAGCGTGGGACTCTGTAACTTCATTTGTAAGTGGACACGGCGGAGGTAGTGGTTTAGGTAAAGGTTTAGCGGTATCACAAGCTAAAGTAATGGCTACTAGCTTTGGTAAAACATTTACAAGTGAGTTAGGTTCAACGTTAACGGATGGATTCAACGACAGTTTAACACCAAGCGTTGACGGCCATATGACAAATGATGTGCAACATAGTATGAAAGAAAATAATAGACCTATTGTTAATGTAACTGTTAGAAACGAGGGCGATCTAAACATGATTAAATCTCACATTGACGATATGGATGCAAAAGATGGTAGTTTCAACTTAATGTAAGGGAGGTTTGTTTATTGATAGCCCATGATGTAGAAATTATTAAAAATGGTGTGAAGTACCGAGTCAGTGACAATCCTCACACTTACAAACACTTAAGAGTGCTTGATTACAATGTTATCGGTTCGGGTTACAAAAGGAATTATTCGCCTTTAGATTGTGTTGACGGACGTTTTCACAATTACGCTAAAGAAGAATATAAAAAAGTTGAATTAAGATTGAGGTATGAAGTACCTAAAATTGCTTATGCCTCACATCTTAAATCAGACATTCAAACATTGTTTTATGGTCGCTTTTACCTAAGAGAATTGGCAACTCCGGATAACACTATCAAATTTGAAAATATGTTCGAACCGTTAGAACAAGAATTTGAATTAGATTATGTTGACGGCAGACAATTATATGTCGGATTAGTTAGTGAAGTATCTTTTGACACAACTAAGACTGCCGGAGAATTCACTTTGACTTTCGAAACAACAGAATTGCCGTTCTTTGAAAGTATCGGCTATAGCACTGATTTAGAAAGTGATAACGATTTAGAAAAATGGTCAGTTCCGGACAGAATAGCACTAAATGAAAATGATAGAAGTAGACAAATGACATTCTATAATACGAGTTCTGGAGATGTTTATTACAACGGAGATGTGGCATTAACACAATTCAACCAATTCAATGTAGTTGAAATTGAATTGGCCGAAGATGTTAAAGCTGATGATAAAGACGGTTTCACTTTCTATATGGATAAAGGAAACATCTCAGTAATTAAAGATGTCGATTTAAAAGCAGGCGATAAAATCATTTTTGATAACAAGCACACATATAGAGGCAATTTAAATATTGACCTATACAACAAGACCTTAGAACAACCGGTGTTGTATCCTGGTTGGAATCATTTTAAAGCCAACAGACTTATGAAAAAGATAGTCTTTAGACACAAATTATATTACAGATAAGGAGTAGCATATGCCGGTATTATTAAAAAGTTTGCAAGGCGTCGGTCATGCGATTCATGTTAATACAAAATTAAACGAAAAATTGAATGAAGATAGTACGTTAGACATTGATATGATAGAAAATGCCAGCACTTTCGACGCAATCGGCGCTATTACAAAGATGTGGACTATCACAAATATAAAAGGGGAAGATGACCTCAACGAATATGTAATAGTAATGCTTGATAAATCAACAATCGGAAACAAAATCAAACTTAGTATCAAAGCGAGACAAAAAGAATTAGACGATCTAAACAATTCTAGGATTTACCAAGAATATAACGAAAGTTTCACAGGCGTAGAATTTTTTAACACTGTATTTAAAGGAACTAGTTATAAGTACGTATTGCATACTAAGGTTGACGCGTCAAAATTCGAGGGATTAGGTAAGGGAGACACAAGGCTTGAGATATTCAAAAAAGGGCTTGAACGTTATCATCTCGAATATGAATATGAAGCTAAAACTAAGACGTTTCACTTGTACGATGAATTATCTAAAGTAGCAGGTTACTACATCAAATCAGGTGTAAATGCTGATAATGTCAAGATTCAAGAAGATGCTTCTAAATGCTACACATATATAAGAGGTTATGGCGACTTTGACGGTCAACAAACTTTTACAGAGGCTGGATTACAATTCGAATTCACACACCCATTAGCACAACTGATTGGGAAAAGGGAAGCGCCTCCGTTAATAGATGGACGTATAAAAAAAGAGGATGTTTTAAAAAAATCAATGGAGCTAGTGATAAAGAAAAGTGTCACTGCTTCTATTTCTTTGGACTTCGTAGCACAGCCTGAGCATTTTCCAGAGGCTAATCCTAGAATTGGCGATGTCGTAAGAGTGGCCGAACCAACTATAGGCTATAACGACTTAGTAAGAATAGTCGAGATTACTACACATAGAGATGCATATAACAACATCATCAAACAAGATGTAGTATTAGGCGATTTTACAATGCGTGACAGATATAGAAAAGCTATCCATGAAGCTACGAACTATGTTAAGAATGTAAAAACAACTAAGTCAGACCCAGCTAAGTACTTGAGAGAACTAAACGCTAAAGTCAACGCTAGTTTATCTATAAATAATGAGTTAGTTAAGCAGAATGAAAAAATAAACGCAAAAGTCGATAAGATGAGTACTAAAACAGTTACAACTGCGAATGGCACGATCATGTACGACTTTACGAGTCAATCAAGTATAAGAAACATCAAATCAATTGGAACGATTGGCGACTCTGTAGCTAGAGGGTCGCACGCAAAAACTAATTTCACAGAAATGTTAGGCAAGAAATTGAAAGCTAAAACGACTAATCTTGCAAGAGGTGGCGCAACAATGGCAACAGTTCCAATAGGTAAAGAAGCGGTAGAAAACAGCATTTATAGACAAGCAGAGCAAATAAGAGGAGACCTAATCATATTACAAGGCACTGATGATGATTGGTTACACGGTTATTGGGCAGGCGTACCGATAGGCACTGATAAAACGGATACAAAAACGTTTTACGGTGCCTTTTGTTCTGCAATTGAAGTTATTAGAAAGAATAATCCAGATTCAAAAATACTAGTGATGACAGCTACAAGACAATGCCCTATGAGTGGTACAACAATACGCCGTAAAGACACGGACAAAAACAAACTAGGGTTAACACTTGAGGACTATGTAAACGCTCAAATATTAGCTTGTAGTGAGTTAGATGTACCAGTGTTTGACGCATATCACACAGATTACTTTAAGCCATACAATCCAGCTTTTAGGAAAGCGAGCATGGAGGACGGCTTACACCCTAACGAAAAAGGTCACGAGGTTATTATGTACGAGTTAATCAAGGATTATTACAGTTTTTACGACTAAAGGAGGCAACCAATGGCTTACGGATTAATTACAAGTTTACATTCAATGACAGGTCGGAAAATAGTTGCTCAACATGAGTATAACTATCGCTTGTTAGATGAAGGTATGAGCAAACTTGAGAAAATGTTTATATACCATCAAAAAGAAGAAATATACGCACACTCAGCGAAACAAATTAAATACTTGAATGACAGTGTTGAAGATTATTTAACGTATTTAAATGGCCGTTTTAGCAATATGATTCTAGGCCATAACGGCGACGGTATCAATGAAGTAAAAGACGCGCGTATTGATAATACAGGTTATGGTCATAAGACATTGCAAGATCGTTTGTATCATGATTATTCAACACTAGATGCTTTCACTAAAAAGGTTGAGAAAGCTGTAGATGAACACTATAAAGAATATCGAGCGACAGAATACCGATTCGAACCAAAAGAGCAAGAACCGGAATTTATCACTGATTTATCGCCATATACAAATGCAGTAATGCAATCATTTTGGGTAGACCCTAGAACGAAAATTATTTATATGACGCAAGCTCGTCCAGGTAATCATTACATGTTATCTAGATTGAAGCCCAACGGACAATTTATTGATAGATTGCTTGTTAAAAACGGCGGTCACGGTACACACAATGCGTATAGATACATTGATGGAGAATTATGGATTTATTCAGCTGTATTGGACAGTAACAAAAACAACAAGTTTGTACGTTTCCAATATAGAACTGGAGAAATAACTTATGGTAATGAAATGCAAGATGTCATGCCGAATATATTTAACGACAGATATACGTCAGCGATTTATAATCCGGTAGAAAATTTAATGATTTTTAGACGTGAATATAAACCCACTGAAAGACAACTTAAGAATTCGTTGAACTTTGTTGAGGTTAGAAGTGCTGACGATATTGATAAAGGTATAGACAAAGTATTGTATCAAATGGATATACCTATGGAATACACTTCAGATACACAACCTATGCAAGGTATCACTTATGATGCAGGTATCTTATATTGGTATACAGGTGATTCGAATACAGCCAACCCTAACTACTTACAAGGTTTCGATATAAAAACAAAAGAATTGTTATTTAAACGACGTATCGATATTGGTGGTGTGAATAATAACTTTAAAGGAGACTTCCAAGAAGCTGAGGGTCTAGATATGTATTACGATCTAGAAACAGGACGCAAAGCGCTTTTAATAGGGGTAACTATTGGACCTGGTAACAACAGACATCACTCAATTTATTCCATCGGCCAAAGAGGTGTTAACCAATTCTTAAAAAACATTGCACCTCAAGTATCGATGACTGATTCAGGCGGACGTGTTAAACCGTTACCAATACAAAACCCAGCATATCTAAGTGATATTACGGAAGTTGGTCATTACTATATCTATACGCAAGACACACAAAATGCGTTAGATTTCCCGTTACCGAAAGCGTTTAGAGATGCAGGTTGGTTCTTTGATGTACTGCCTGGTCATTATAATGGTGCGTTAAGACAAGTACTAACTAGAAACAGCACAGGTAGAAATATGCTCAAATTTGAACGTGTTATCGACATCTTTAACAAGAAAAACAACGGTTCATGGAATTTTAACCCACAAAGTGCTGGCTATTGGGAACATATCCCTAAGAGCATCACGAAATTGTCTGATTTAAAAATTGTTGGTTTAGACTTCTATATCACCACTGAAGAATCAAAACGTTTTTCTGACTTCCCTAAAGATTACAAAGGTATTGCAGGCTGGGTGTTAGAAGTAAAATCAAATACACCGGGTAACACAACACAAGTGCTAAGACGTAATAACTTTGCTTCTGCTCACCAGTTTTTCGTTAGAAACTTTGGTACTGGTGGTAATAGTGGTTGGAGCATAATAGAAGGTAAGGAGGTTGAATAATGGTAGTAGATAATTTTTCAAAAGATGATAACTTAATCGAGTTACAAACAACATCACAATATAATCCGGTTATTGACACAAACATCAGTTTCTATGAATCAGATAGAGGAACTGGTGTTTTAAATTTTGCAGTAACTAAGAATAATAAGCCGTTATCAATCAGCAAACATAATGCGATGACTAGTATTGTGCTTAAGACGGATAACTTCGACGATGAACACGGCGCTTATATTAGTGATGAACTTACAATTGTTGATGCAATTAATGGACGAATGCAATACGTTATCCCAAACGAGTTCTTAAAATACACTGGTCGAGTACATGCGCAAGCATATTTTACTCAAAACGGTAGCAATAACGTAATTGTAGAGCGTCAATTTAGCTTCAATATCCAGAATGATCTAATTAGTAATTTTGACGGTAAAACAAAGCTAGTTTATATCAAATCAATTCAGGACTTAACAGAAAGTGTTAAAGAAGAAGTTGAGGACTTAAAGAAAAGTTTGAGTGATACAAAATCGTTGGTTACTGAAATTGATAGTCGTATTAATCAAGGTATTCAAAGATTAGAAATCAAACAAAATGAAGCGGTACAGATGATTACAACAACACAAGACAAAGCCGTTCAATATATAAATAGCGAGTTCCAGAAAATTATTGATAAAGAGCAAGCGATTTTTGAACGTGTTAACGAAGTTGAACAACAAATCAATGGTGCAGACCTAATCAAAGGTAATTCAACAACAAATTGGCAAAAGTCTAAAATTACTGATGATTACGGTAAAGCAATCGAATCGTCTGAGCAGTCCATAGATAGCGTTTTAAGCGCAGTTAACACATCTAGGATTATTCATATCACTAGCGCGACAGATGCGCCAACATTTAAAGATATAGGCACTTTAGAGACGCCTAAAGAAGATGGCGTTGATGATGGTTCTGAAGTTTCAGCAACTACGAATACTTTAGGGAAATCAGGCTTGTTAGTTGTTTATGTTGTTGATGACAGTACAGCTCGTGCTACATGGTATCCAGACGATTCAAATGATGAGTACACAAAATATAAAATCGGTGGCACATGGTATCAGTTCTATAAAAAAGTTGACGAAGAATTAACGAAGAAATTTGTTGAAGAAACGGCTAACAACGCTTTAAATCAAGCTAAGCAGTATGTAGATGATAAATTCGGAACAACGAGCTGGCAACAACATAAGATGACAGAGGCGAATGGCCAATCAATACAAGTTAACTTGAATAATGCGCAAGGCGATTTAGGCTATTTAACTGCTGGTAATTACTATGCAACAAGAGTGCCGGATTTACCAGGTAGCGTTGAAAGTTATGAGGGTTATTTATCGGTATTCGTTAAAGATGATACAAACAAGCTATTTAACTTCACACCTTATAACTCTAAAAAGATTTACACACGATCAATCACAAACGGCAGACTTGAGCAACAGTGGACAGTTCCTAATGAACATAAATCAACGGTATTGTTCGACGGTGGCGCAAATGGTGTAGGTACAACAATCAATCTAACTGAACCGTACACAAACTATTCTATTTTGTTGGTAAGTGGAACTTATCCAGGTGGCGTTATTGAGGGATTCGGACTAACTGCATTACCTAACGCGATTCAATTGAGTAAAGCGAATGTAGTTGACTCAGACGGCAACGGTGGCGGTATTTATGAGTGCTTACTATCCAAAACAAGTAGCACTACTTTAAGAATAGATAACGATGTGTACTTTGATTTAGGTAAAACATCAGGTTCTGGAGCGAATGCCAACAAAGTTACTATAACTAAAATTATGGGGTGGAAATAATGAAAATCACAGTAAATGATAAAAATGAAGTTATCGGATACGTTAATACTGGCGGTTTACGCAATAGTTTAGATGTAGATGATAACAATGTGCCTATTAAATTTAAAGAAGAGTTCGAACCTAGAAAGTTTGTTTTCACTAACGGCGAAATTAAATACAATAGCAATTTCGAAAAAGAAGACGTACCGAATGCATCAAACCAACAAAGTGCGTCAGATTTAAGTGATGAGGAACTTCGCGGAATGGTTGCAAGTATGCAAATGCAGATGACGCAAGTGAACATGTTGACAATGCAATTGACGCAACAAAACGCTATGTTAACACAACAGTTGACCGAACTGAAAACTAACAAAACAAATACTGAGGGGGACGTTTAAATGATGAAGATGATTTATCCAACTTTTAAAGACATTAAAACTTTTTATGTGTGGGGTTGCTATAAAAATGAGCAAATTAAGTGGTACGTAGACATGGGTGTAATCGACAAAGAAGAATATGCATTGATCACTGGTGAAAAATATCCAGAGGCAAAAGATGAAAAGTCACAGGTGTAATGCTTGAGGCTTTTTAATTTAACACAAAGTAGGTGGCGTAATGTTTGGATTTACCAAACGGCACGAACATGAATGGCGAATTAGAAGATTAGAAGAGAATGATAAAACAATGCTTAGCACTCTCAATGAGATTAAATTAGGTCAAAAAACTCAAGAGCAAGTTAACATTAAATTAGATAAAACTTTAGATGCTATCCAGAGGGAAAGACAGATAGACGAAAAAAATAAGAAAGAAAACGACAAAAATATACGTGATATGAAAATGTGGATTCTAGGTTTGATAGGGACTATCTTCAGTACGATTGTCATAGCTTTACTAAGAACTGTTTTTGGTATTTAAAGGAGGTGATTACCATGCTTAAAGGGATTTTAGGATATAGCTTCTGGGCGTGCTTCTGGTTTGGTAAATGTAAATAACAGTTAAGAGTCAGTGCTTCGGCACTGGCTTTTTATTTTGATTGAAATGAGGTGCATACATGGGATTACCTAACCCAAAGACTAGAAAGCCTACAGCTAGTGAAGTGGTGGAGTGGGCAAAGTCGAATATTGGTAAGAGGATTAATATAGATAATTATCGGGGCAGTCAATGTTGGGATACACCTAACTTTATTTTTAAAAGATATTGGGGTTTTGTAACATGGGGCAATGCTAAGGATATGGCTAATTACAGATATCCTAAGGGTTTCCGATTCTATCGTTATTCATCTGGATTTGTACCGGAACCTGGAGACATCGCAGTTTGGCACCCTGGCAACGGAATAGGTTCGGACGGACACACCGCAATAGTAGTAGGACCATCTAATAAAAGTTATTTTTATAGCGTTGACCAAAACTGGGTTAATTCTAATAGTTGGACAGGTTCTCCGGGAAGTTTAGTAAGACACCCTTATGTAAGTGTTACAGGCTTTGTCAGACCTCCATATTCAAAAGATACTAGCAAACCTAGTAGTACTGATACAAGTTCAGCATCAAAAGCCAATGACTCAACAATTACTGGCGAAGCGAAGAAACCGCAATTTAAAGAAGTTAAAACAGTAAAATACACTGCTTACAGCAATGTTTTAGATAAAGAAGAGCACTTCATTGATCATATAGTTGTAATGGGTGATGAACGCTCAGATATTCAAGGATTATATATAAAAGAATCAATGCATATGCGTTCTGTAGACGAACTGTATACGCAAAGAAATAAGTTTATAAGCGATTATGAAATACCGCATTTATATGTCGATAGAGAGGCTACATGGCTTGCTAGACCAACCAATTTTGATGACCCGCGTCACCCTAATTGGCTAGTTATTGAAGTATGTGGTGGTCAAACAGATAGCAAACGACAATTCTTATTGAATCAAATACAAGCGTTAATACGTGGTGTTTGGTTATTGTCAGGGATTGATAAAAACTTATCTGAAACGACGTTAAAGGTAGACCCTAATATTTGGCGTAGTATGAAAGATTTAATTAATTACGACTTGATTAAGCAAGGTATACCGGATAACGCAAAGTATGAGCAAGTTAAAAAGAAAATGCTTGAGACATACATTAAACGAGATATATTGACACGAGAAAATATAAAAGAAGTAACGACAAAAACAACAATAAGAATTAGTGATAAAACATCAGTTGACAGTGCGTCCACACGAGGCCCTACTCCATCAGACGAAAAACCAAGCATCGTTACTGAAACAAGTCCATTCACATTCCAGCAAGCACTGGATAGACAAATGTCTAGGGGTAACCCGAAAAAATCTCATACATGGGGCTGGGCTAATGCAACACGAGCACAAACGAGCTCGGCAATGAATGTTAAGCGAATATGGGAAAGTAACACGCAATGCTATCAAATGCTTAATTTAGGCAAGTATCAAGGCATTTTAGTTAGTGCGCTTAACAAAATACTTAAAGGAAAAGGAACGCTCGACGGACAAGGCAAAGCATTCGCGGAAGCTTGTAAGAAAAACAACATTAACGAAATTTATTTGATCGCGCACGCTTTCTTAGAAAGTGGATACGGAACAAGTAACTTCGCTAATGGTAGATACGGTGCATATAATTACTTCGGTATTGGTGCATTCGACAACGACCCTGATTATGCAATGACGTTTGCTAAAAATAAAGGTTGGACATCTCCAGCAAAAGCAATCATGGGCGGTGCTAGCTTCGTAAGAAAGGATTACATCAATAAAGGTCAAAACACATTGTACCGAATTAGATGGAATCCTAAGAATCCAGCTACCCACCAATACGCTACTGCTATAGAGTGGTGCCAACATCAAGCAAGTACAATCGCTAAGTTATATAAACAAATCGGCTTAAAAGGTATCTACTTCACAAGGGATAAATATAAATAAAGAGGTGTGTAAATGTACAAAATAAAAGATGTTGAAACGAGAATAAAAAATGATGGTGTTGACTTAGGTGACATTGGCTGTCGATTTTACACTGAAGATGAAAATACAGCATCTATAAGAATAGGTATCAATGACAAACAAGGTCGTATCGATCTAAAAGCACATGGCTTAACACCTAGATTACATTTGTTTATGGAAGATGGCTCTATATTCAAAAATGAGCCCCTTATTATCGACGATGTTGTAAAAGGATTCATTACCTACAAGATACCTAAAAAGGTTATCAAACACGCTGGTTATGTTCGTTGTAAGCTGTTTTTAGAGAAAGAAGAAGAAAAAATACATGTCGCGAACTTTTCTTTCAATATCGTTGATAGTGGTATTGAATCTGCTGTAGCAAAAGAAATCGATGTTAAATTGGTAGATGATGCTATTACGAGAATCTTAAAAGATAACGCGACAGATTTATTGAGCAAAGACTTTAAAGAGAAAATAGATAAAGATGTCATTTCTTACATCGAAAAGAATGAAAGTAGATTTAAAGGTGCGAAAGGTGATAAAGGCGAACCGGGACAACCTGGTGCAAAAGGTGAAGCAGGTAAAAAAGGAGAACAAGGCGCACCCGGTAAAAACGGTACTGTAGTATCAATCAATCCTGACACTAAAATGTGGCAAATTGATGGTAAAGATACAGATATCAAAGCAGAACCTGAGTTATTGGACAAAATCAATATCGCAAATGTTGAAGGGTTAGAAGATAAATTGCAAGAAGTTGAAAAAATCAAAGATACAACTCTCAACGACTCTAAAACGTATACGGATACAAAAATTGCTGAACTAGTTGATAGCGCGCCTGAATCTATGAACACATTAAGAGAATTAGCAGAAGCAATACAAAACAACTCTATTTCAGAAAGTGTATTGCAACAGATTGGCTCAAAAGTTAGTACAGAAGATTTTGAGGAATTCAAACAAACACTAAATGATTTATATGCTCCAAAAAATCATAATCATGACGAGCGGTATGTTTTGTCATCTCAAGCTTTTACTAAACAACAAGCGGATAGTTTATATCAACTAAAAAGCGCATCTCAACCGACGGTTAAAATTTGGACAGGAACAGAAAATGAATATAACTATATATATCAAAAAGACCCTAATACACTTTACTTAATTAAGGGGTGATTTTTATGGAAGGTAATTTTAAAAATGTAAAGAAACTTATTTACGAAGGCGAAGAATATACAAAAGTATATGCTGGAAATATCCAAGTATGGAAAAAGCCTTCATCTTTTGTAATAAAACCCTTACCTAAAAATAAATATCCGGATAGCATAGAAGAATCAACAGCAAAATGGACAATAAATGGAGTTGAACCTAATAAAAGTTATCAGGTGACAATAGAAAATGTACGTAGCGGTATAATGAGGGTTTCGCAAACTAATTTAGGTTCAAGTGATTTAGGAATATCAGGAGTCAATAGCGGAGTTGCAAGTAAAAATATCAACTTTAGTAATCCTTCAGGGATGTTGTATGTCACTATAAGTGATGTTTATTCAGGATCTCCGACATTGACCATTGAATAATTTTAAACGACTAATTTTTAGTCGTTTTTTTATTTTGGATAAAAGGAGCAAACAAATGGATATTAACTGGAAATTGAGATTCAAAAACAAAGCAGTACTAACTGGTTTAGTTGGAGCATTGTTGCTATTTATCAAGCAAGTCACGGATTTATTCGGATTAGATTTATCTACTCAATTAAATCAAGCTAGCGCAATTATAGGCGCTATCCTCACGTTACTTACAGGTATTGGCGTTATTACTGACCCAACGTCAAAAGGCGTCTCAGATTCATCTATAGCACAGACATATCAAGCGCCTAGAGATAGCAATAAAGAAGAACAACAAGTTACGTGGAAATCATCACAAGACAGCAGTTTAACGCCGGAATTAAGCACGAAAGCACCAAAAGAATATGATACATCACAACCTTTCACAGACGCCTCTAACGATGTTGGCTTTGATGTGAATGAGTATCATCATGGAGGTGGCGACAATGCAAGCAAAATTAACTAAAAAAGAGTTTATAGAGTGGTTGAAAACTTCTGAGGGAAAACAATTCAATGTGGACTTATGGTATGGATTTCAATGCTTTGATTATGCCAATGCTGGTTGGAAAGTTTTGTTTGGATTACTTCTGAAAGGTTTAGGTGCAAAAGATATACCATTTGCAAACAATTTCGATGGACTAGCTACTGTATACCAAAATACACCGGACTTTTTGGCACAACCCGGCGACATGGTTGTATTCGGTAGCAATTACGGTGCAGGATACGGACATGTAGCATGGGTAATTGAAGCAACTTTAGATTATATCATTGTATATGAGCAGAATTGGCTAGGCGGTGGCTGGACTGACAGAATCGAACAACCCGGCTGGGGTTGGGAAAAAGTTACAAGACGACAACATGCTTACGATTTCCCTATGTGGTTTATCCGTCCTAACTTCAAAAGTGAAACAGCTCCACGATCAATACAATCTCCTACGCAAGCATCTAAAAAGGAAACAGCTAAGCCACAACCTAAAGCGGTAGAACTTAAAATTATCAAAGATGTGGTTAAAGGTTATGACCTTCCTAAACGTGGTGGTAATCCTAAGGGTATAGTTATTCATAACGACGCAGGAAGCAAAGGGGCAACAGCAGAAGCGTATCGAAACGGATTAGTTAACGCACCTTCATCAAGATTAGAAGCGGGTATTGCGCATAGTTATGTATCAGGTAACACAGTGTGGCAAGCTTTAGATGAATCGCAAGTAGGTTGGCATACTGCTAACCAATTAGGCAATAAATATTATTACGGTATTGAAGTGTGTCAATCAATGGGAGCAGATAATGCGACGTTTTTAAAAAATGAACAGGCGACTTTCCAAGAATGTGCTAGATTGTTGAAAAAATGGGGATTACCAGCAAACCGTAACACAATCCGATTACACAACGAATTCACTTCAACATCATGCCCACACAGAAGCTCAGTATTGCACACTGGTTTTGATCCAGTAACTCGCGGTCTATTGCCAGAAGACAAGCGGTTGCAACTTAAAGACTACTTTATCAAGCAGATTAGGGCGTACATGGATGGTAAAATACCGGTTGCCACTGTCTCTAATGAGTCAAGCGCTTCAAGTAATACAGTTAAACCAGTTGCAAGTGCATGGAAACGTAATAAATATGGTACTTACTACATGGAAGAAAGTGCTAGATTCACAAACGGCAATCAACCAATCACAGTAAGAAAAGTGGGGCCATTCTTATCTTGTCCAGTGGGTTATCAGTTCCAACCTGGTGGATATTGTGATTATACAGAAGTGATGTTACAAGATGGTCATGTTTGGGTAGGATATACATGGGAGGGGCAACGTTATTACTTGCCTATTAGAACATGGAATGGTTCTGCCCCACCTAATCAGATATTAGGTGACTTATGGGGAGAAATCAGTTAGAATGACATAGTCATGTCTATTTGAGCAGGTGCGTTACATACCTGCTTTCTATTTACATTTAAAGATAAAATGTGCTATTATTTTACTAGAACTTTTTAACATTTCTCTCAAGATTTAAATGTAGATAACAGGCAGGTACTACGGTACTTGCCTATTTTTTATGTTATAATGTAATTACATTACCAGTAACCAATCTGGCTTAAAACCACATTTCCGGTAGCCAATCCGGCTATGCAGAGGACTTACTTGCGTAAAGTAGTAAGAAGCTGACTGCATATTTAAACCACCCATACTAGTTGCTGGGTGGTTTTTTTCTAGTAATTTTCAGTTTTGGAGCTGACATCAATGTCAACAACAAATATGTTATAATAAATTTAAATAAGCTATATACAAGGAGGTGGAGATATGGATTACTTAGGTTTAATAAGTAATATGCTAGGGATTGGCGGTGCAGTATATGGTATAGGCTCCTTTCTTTACTATAGAAAAATAAAATTTTATATGTTTATTTCCAAGATTTTTAAATTTAATAAAACAACTGAAATCACATTAAATTACCGGTGTATTAGTGAAAGTAATATAACCCTAAAAAATATAAAAGAAATTTTAAAAAAAGAAAGTTACACTGTTATGAATGCTAACACTAATAACATTATCATTAATATGAATGATTTTATAATTCAATTCAAAAAAGATGATTTTCCTACAGATGAATATGGAGAAAATGCATTTATAAGTATGACTTTAACTAGAACTTATTATAAGCAAGCAAAAAAAGCGATAGATAAATTTATGAATATATGCGAAGACTTCAACACTGTCAACTTAGAAGATAAGGGGACTTATACTTTGAAGGTATTTTACAATAATATTAAAAATCCATATTTGTCCACCTCGACCCATAGAATTAAAGAGGAAAATATAAAAAATATGATTCTTTATGTTGACGCATCGTTTTTAGTAGATGGCTTAAACGAAGAAGTGGTTATAAATAAAAAAAGTTTATCTTATTCAAGCAAAAGTTCAAAAAACATATATAAAATTGCAAATGATTTTATGATTATATAGAGGGAGAGATAAAAGTGCAGTCAATATGGGTATTTGAGTCTGAAAATAATAAAGTAGAAATTAGCAATATAACAGCTACACGTCAGAAGAATTTGAATGGTGTTAATGAAGACTTAACTACAGAATTGTTTGTTAATGAGGATGTCGGAGAATACATTAGATGTAACTTAGTTGTTGATGAACCCAAATCTATACAAGCGAGGGCTTTGGGTAAAAATTTGACTAGTGTTATCTTAAGAAATAGATATGAGGCTTTTTATAGACCGTCTGATGGAAATTTAGTAGTATATGCTAATAAAGATGCGGCTCATATTATAAAAGATGTTTTTGACGAACAATTTAAATTGGGATACAGGGAAAGAACAATTAATTTAGATGAGATTATTAATACGTCTAACAACGTTAGGAAAGCACAATTTAAAAATGTTACTATAGAAACTGTAACTGGTGGAATGTTAAATGGTGATCAGGTTCACAATACTGAACTCTATGGATTAATGGATAGAGCTGGAGACCTTTCTACAGTTGCAGTTGTATATCCGTTTTTAGATAAAGAAATTAGTTTTAGTGTTTCTATATATGGAAGTATAGTTCTTTACACAAATATCACATACGAAGAATGCCTAGAATTAATAAATGATTTGTTTAATTTGTGA